AATTAGCTAGAACTACTTGGCTCGGTGCTTATGTTTATGAAAAACCAATAGCCACAGAATATAGTTCATCTGCAACCGCAAATGCCACAAGCATACTTGGTCTAACTGCTGGCGCGTCATCTATATTTGAACATGAAACTGGTAACAATCAAGCAGATGGCACTGCTATTACAGCCTTTTTAGAAACAGGATCTGTAGAAATAGCAGACGGTGATCAATTAATGTCAGTGAGTAAATTAGTTCCAGATTTTGATAATCTTGCTAATACTATGACTGCAAGATTAACATTAGAACAATATCCTCAATCATCTTCAAATGTTCAGACTAGTGGATCTATAACAAGCACCACAGAAAAAATAAGTGTGAGAGGTAGAGGTAGAGCAGTTAAAATTAGATACACAACAAACACTGTAGATGATACAGCATGGAGACTTGGATCACAAAAATTAGAAATTAGACCAGATGGAAGAAGATAATGGCTAAAATAAATATAACTAGATTACCTAATGCTACACCAGAATATGATGCTGGTCAGTTCGACCAAATGATAAGATTATTAGAACAAATAGTTTTTTTGCTTAATACAAACTTTCAACAAGATTTAAGAGAAGAATCAGAATCGGAGACATTTTTTCTTGGCTAATACATTTAGAGGACCTATGTTGGATGTCACTACGACAGACCTAACAACTTTGATAACTGTGCCTACAGCTGATCCAGGTGCAACTCCACCTGTTCCACCAACTACTATAATAATAAAATCTTTTATAGTATGTAATGACTCTGGTAGTGCTACACTTCTGGATGTACAAACAGTTAGATCCTCTGCAACTTTTGAATTATTTAAGGCTAAAAGTGTTGCTACAAACACCACTACAGAGTTATTATCTCAGCCTCTTGTTTTACAAGAGTCTGATGTTTTAAAAGCACAAGCAAATGCCGCTAATCAAGTGCATATAATCGTAAGCTTTATGGAGGTTACAAAAGGTCAACTGTAAGGAGAAAAAGAATGGATTTACAATCATTATTTATTACACCTGTCATGATGACAGAAATTAAAGGCCATGGTCATTTAATAGATAGATTATACGAAATAAAAGCTAAAGACGAAAAAGGTTTGCAAAGAACTAATGTTGGAGGTTGGCATAGTAAGTTTAATTTATTTGAAGATGAAGAATTTAAAAGCGCTGTTGGAGATATACTTTTAAGTGCTAAACAATGTTTCAATCACTTAGATGTACAAGATAAATATGTTCCAGAAATGACAAATTTATGGGGCATGATCAATCCACCGGGATCAAGAAATAATGTGCACACACATCCTTATAATTACTTGTCTGGGGTATACTATCTAAAAGTGCCTCAAAAAAGCGGTAATTTAGTATTTCTAGAGCCTAAACCACAGGCTGAGGTGTTATCACCCCCAAAGAAAAAAGACGCCTCTATACACACCGCACACAGCGTAGATTTCGAACCAAAAGAAAATTCATTGATTTTTTTCCCATCATGGTTACAACATGAGGTTAGAACAAATAATTCTAATGCAGATAGAGTTATTTTAAGTTTTAATATAAATTGGAGAGAAAATGCCGATAATTAAAAATGCTGAACAAATAGGCACAGTTACTTTAGAGGACGGAAGAACTGTTCCAAAGTATAATGTAAAAACAGAAACAACAATTACTAATATAGATACTGGTCAAGAATATGAATCTGAAGAGGCTATGCAAGCTGACATAGACGATCCTAATACTTCAACAACTGCGGAAAAGATAAGAAGAGATATCAAAGTCTTTGCGCCATCATTAAAGGATATGTTAGGTCAAACACCAAAAGAATAGTGTCAAAAGTTTTTGTAGTAGAAGATTTTTTTCCAAACAATTTGCACGATGAAATAGTTCAAAAAATGCTTACATGCAGTTATGGACCACCTGCAAAAGATCAAAGAGAGCACTATGATGGAGCTTATTGGCATTTTCACAAATTGTCAAAAGGCTGTGCAGTGCAAATAAAAATTAAAGAATTTATAAAGAAACATTTTCTATATGATGTTAAAACTTTTACCACCACAGATTACACGATGGTAGGCGCAACAGATAAACCAAGACCTCATGTTGATTTAGAATTAGGATGTACTCATCAATGTTTAATTTATATGCACGGACCTGAATCTGTTAACAATGGAACTGGTTTCTACAAGGATGGTCAATTAAATATACACGTTGGTTTTAAACCTAATAGAGCTATCTTTTTTTCATCTGATGTTTTTCATACATCACTTCAATGGAGTGGTAACGGATCTTTCAGATACTCTATTGCAAATTTTTTTACGTAGATTTTTTACATTCACAGTCATCAGAGCAGTGATTTGAATTATCTTTTTTGTGTCGTTCAAAATCTCTTTCCATAGCTATTAGTCTTTCATGGTAGTTGCTCACCTTATCTGCAAGGTAGGCAATGGCTTTATTTATTTCTTCGTTTTCCATATTTTCTCCTGTGATTGTTAATTTTGGTGAGAACATAATGTAAGCATATTTTTATGTTCTGCAACAGTATTTTTTAAAATTGTTTTCTTGACAACTAAACTATGGTATACATGCGACAAAAGAATGATTAGTAAAACTATTGTAAGTGGTAGAATTATAAAAAAATATAAAATTCCTTTAGATCAAATAGAACAATTAAATAAAAAATACGACGATAACAAACACTCTTTAGAAAGCAAAGGTGCAAAATTAGCTGGCAGGTTAGATAGTGAGTTAGAGTCTACAAAAATTATTCAATCTCTACCTATTTTTGAAACAATAAAAAAATGCATGAATGAGTATATGATTTCACTGAATCATTTTTCACTTACTCCTAAACCAATTAATAATTTAGAAATTATAACAATGTGGATTAACGACATGCAGCCACACGAATATAATCCTATCCACACACATCATGATGGAACAGGATGGTCAACTGTTATGTTTTTAAAAGTTCCCAACTTTATAGATGATACAAAACATAAACACAAGTTTAGGGATGGTGCACTTGGTTTTGTATTTCCGAATAATGAAACTAGGTTTTATGAACCTGAAGTTGGTGATTTTTATATTTTTGAAGCATCACATCAACATTTTGTATCTCCTTACAAGACAAATGATGAAGATCCAACAAGAAGATCTATGTCTTTAAATTTTATTGTAGATGACAATTAAAATTTTAAAAGAGAATGTTTACTAATAAGAAAATAACATTTTGTGCAGTAGATGAAACGATGGTTGATATATGGCCGCATCCACAACCAGCATCTAGATTTATACCAGATGAATATAAGAAATTTGAAAAGTTCGCTTTTGGTGAGGAGTCAAGAGCTACAATAAAAGCTTGCATACCTTTTTTAGATTCTATGACAGCAGGCTATATTCTACCCTTTGATCAAGATTACATAATAAGTCCTGCTGGAGATGAATTTAATGTTTTACCAGCAAACATGAATGATAAAGATGTTGATTTTCATAGTAATTATCAATTTCCTAAATCATGGAAAGGTTTCATGAAAGGACAAAAAAATGCTGGTAAGTTTATAAACAAATGGCTTATTAAAACACCACCAGGTTATAGTTGTTTATTTGTAAAACCCTTAAATAGATTTGAAAGTAGATTTGAAGTTTTATCTGGAGTCGTAGATACAGATGTTTACATTGATACGATAAATTTTCCTTTTATTTTAAATAAAACAGATAAATCATTTAGAATAAAAAAAGGTGAAGCAATGATTCAAGTAATACCTTTTAAAAGAGAGTCGTGGAAAAAATGGTCTGGTTTTTATTTAGAGAAGCTACATGTAAAAACACACAACATGATTAAAAGCTCATGGGTTGATAAGTACAAAAAAATGTTTTGGAATAAAAAAAGTTACAAATGAAAATATTTGCAAATATAGACGATCAAGCAATAGTTTTACAAGATTTTTTATCAGAAGACTTATTTGAAAAAGTTTCAAACTTCAATTATGAAAGTGATAAATTTGTAAAAAAAACTAACTTTGATGATTGGGATAAAGATTTATATCTCGATGTTCATAAAAACCTTACTATGAAAAAGGTAGAGCGAATAGATGAAAACTTAGCATGTTTGACAAAAGGAGAATACACTAATGTCAAAGATGATATGTTTAAAGATGTTTTACAAACTGTTGTAGATTGTCCTTTTATGCCTTTTATTGAGAACTCTACTATGCATGTTACATACTATAAATACGAAAAATATGCTGGCATAAATTGGCATGATGATCACGTATACACATTAAATTATTCATTATATATTCACAAAGAATGGGATAGGGATTGGGGAGGAGAAACTTTGATAGATACGAATAGGGGTATACCCTTATGTGTAACACCAAGACCAAACTCGTTAGTTGCAATTAAAAATAATATCCTACATAAAGTTTGCGCTGTTACTGGACCAGAAGAAAGAAAAGTTTTACAGATACGTGGTATATTTCACGAATAATTAGAATCGTAGTCAATCCAAGTTTTACCCTCTGCATTGTTTGTGCCGTTACTAGCATCGTCCGCTACAGCTGTTGCATAATCGGTTTTTGCTTGTTCTATTTGACCTTTTCTAGTTTCACCCCAAGCCAATAAGTTTTGAACAGTTATAGAATTTCCTACAACACTACTTGTTGATGATAGAGATGTATTACCAGTCATCATTGAAGTTGATGGATCTTTTCTTTGAACCTCATCTTGTCCAGGTGCAGTGTTGTAAATTACGTAATGAATGTCATTTCCAATATCTGGAAAAGAATTACCTTTATCTGCCCAATCAATGTGATAACCACCATCTGCTCCTGATTGATCTACTACTATATGGTCTCCATAACTAATTATTATTTCAGTTGCCATGATATCTCCTAGTGTTTTATTATGTAGTTAACCACCACAAAAGGTGAAAAAGAATTAGTTCCTGAAGCAGTAACAGCTCCAGTTAAAGTAGTTGTAATATTACCAGTTAATGTCCCAGATAAAGTATGAGAGTGGTTGTGACCAGTTCCACTACCAGTATT